AATCCAAACTCTACCAAACATCATCCTTGCCATCTTAATTCCTTCTTCTATATCTTCACGACCTAGCACATTAACTGTACGACCTAACGCCATTAATATTTCTTCAGTAGACTTTCCAGACTTAAAATCTCTGCTTCTGCCATCATGAGGAATATAATCTGTGCCGTAATTGTAACCCTTTGATCTTAATTCATCAATATAACTATCTAAAGTACGATGTGAATCTTCAATATAGTCGATAATCCTAACTTCACCAGAGCCTGAACGTTGCACCATCATGATTGACATTGAATCGTTCCATCCTAAGTCCCAAACTGTATGAACCTTTAACAGTGGATCGTATGGAGCATTACCAAGTCTACGTTCAAGATGAAGTTTAGTTATCTCATTAACATAGATAGCACCTTCAACAGCAGGTCTACATTCTCCTTCCCAAACTGTTTTGTATCCTTCAGGATCACGCCTTAACCAGTTTAGTCGTTCCTTCTCAAGTTCGTCAGGAAACCAAGGATTATCTGAATAGTTGCATTTTATAACAACAGCTTCTTCATTATCTGTCAATACAAATCTTTTATACGTTTCATCAGTATCAAGTTCTGGATTAAATGTAATCCATATTTCACTACCAGGCTTTCTAATCGTTGGTATAAGAACGTCCCATGACTTCTTAGTACAAACCTGTGCTTCCTCAACCCAGCATATATCAACACCTTCAAAAGACTTTAAGTTTGTAATTCCCTGTTGACGAATACCGGCAAAGCTAAATTCAGAACCATTGATGCCAACTATTTTTGTTTCAAGTACAGTAAACATGTGTTGTAAACCAAGCATGTCAATCTGATCTTTCAGCAACTTATGCACTGACTCTTGTATAGACTTTTGTGTTTCACGAGCGCATAGAACCCTTATTGGTTCATTAACTGCCTTAATAATTAATGCTCTTGCACAACTCCAAGACTTAGACGAGCCGCGTCCTCCGTAAATAACCTTGTATCTTTTTGGCTTAAATATTTCCTTTAAAATAGGAGGAAACTTAGCTTTAATCGTCGCCAAACGAAACCTCTATTCTGTGGACTATTGCTCCACCATCTGCACCAGTTACAGTGTTATCAGTTCTTGCAAGTTTTGGAACATGATATTCAATAACACTTTGAAACAACTGAAACGCACGCTCTGGATTTGTTTCAGCCACTTGGTCAAGCCATCCAGTTAATCTATGTGCATTGCCGTCAACAAAATCTGCTATTGCTTGTCTTGCTTGTACAGTTGCAACATTTTGCACACCTTTTTGACGACCACCTGTTTTTTCTCCACCTGCTCTTCCTGCTGTTGCCATATCTAATTTTGTCTGTTTCAGACAACTCCTTATCTTAAAATTAGTTATTAAAAATACTGCGACTTCCAGTTAATAAACGCCACCTTTGGTGACTCACCATAAACAACTCTGTCTGCACTATAGCACTTCCATAAATTGCCAACCCATTTAATCTTTGGTTTTATAGCTATCTTCATCTGCCTTAAACCTTCTTATCTTCTTCCGATTCTTGTTACTTGTCTTTAATGCCATTTTAGCAATTACCTTTGATGTTGAATACTCATATCATATAACGGTCTATCTAGTCCACAATCTATGCAAGTTTTTTTTCTCCAGCTTACATAAATAGCCCAATTTGGATGCTTACATATAGCCACCTGTTTTGGTGCGCTGAATAAATTTATTGGAGGGAATTTCATACCAACTCATCCTCCTGCTTCATATCCTGCCAACGCTCAAGAGCATCAATAGCTTCCTGTACATCTTGTTCCATATCTTTTGCTCCTCTACCACCAGCGCATAACAGTTTCTTAATCGCATGTTGCAAACAAGGATCGGTAACTTCATATAAATCTAAAACTCGATACACATCTACAGCATTTAAATGAACGGTATTTTTAAAATAGTGATTATGCTTCATTACAGCCTCATAGCGATGACAAAAGCTTTAACTCTAGGCTTATCCTTAACTTCTTCTAAAAACGCCTCTAACTGCGCTTCAGTTGCCATTTTGTTCATACGGTCACACATATTATAAAAGTATTCTGTGTCATCTAAATCATCCATCATTTCTTCTCATTATTAAATATAATCCGTATAAAACCGCAATCATCTAAACACCAACCTAACAATGCCCACCAACAATATAAAAAAATATACCACCAATACAAACGGCAACAAATACCACGATACAACGTAATCTTTTTTCATAATTTAAGTCCATCTCTTTCTTGTTGAAATCTACCATCATGTAACACCACCTTGTCATTAATCTTAATTGCTTTTGCTTGTACTGTAAAAACTTCTTCAAGCTCTTTTATAAACTCTAAAACTTCTTCCATCATATCAACCATCCAAATGTATCATCCACCATCCCCCCCTATAGGGGGGGGGATTGGATGGATGATTTGGTTCATTCGCATCCATCCATGGATCATCCATTAAATTATGTGGATGGATGATTTTAAATAAGCCACCAATTTTCCCCATTATTTCCTATAAGTTGTTGTTTTATTAAAGATTTTGTAACCCTGTCAAAATCTCTTGAACGAGTGTTAGCGTTCTTAAATTCATCAGCAAAAAAAGGTTTCCACTTATCTTGATGAACAGTTAAATAATACTCGCCATCCGCTCTTAAAACAGCGTCTTTTTTTCCATTAACCTCTAATGCTTCAACTAAAGAATCAATGGCTTTTTGTTGATTTAATGTTATTTCTTTATCCTTCTTAGCAACACCTTGATACTCTAAATAAACACTGGTGATCTGCTTATCATCATCAGCGTCATAAAAAACATCTCCTTCTAATTCTACTTCTTTAATGACAAAACTCATATCAGTACCAAAGCCAAAATCTTTTGACTTAGTACAAGAGAAAGTAATTGCATCTCCATTCTTAGTGACACAAAACTCTGCGTCCATAGCTGCTTTTATAGATGATGAACCTCTTGACCTTCCTTTATCGCCATGTCCAGAATGGTGTACTGTTACAATCGCAGCATCTAAACGTCTGGCAAGTAATTCTATAGACTTAAAATACAATGCCATATCCTCAGAGCTGTTTTCATCTCCAACCATGTTACGATGCAAAGTATCAATAATAATAATATCAGGTTTAAAATCTAACTCTGCGACTATTTTTAAAATATCATCAGCTTCTTTGCTATCTAATAGATTAATAGATCTCCTGCTTAATCGTATATTTTTTGGTGCTTCACCATACTTTTGAGATAGTGCCTTAAAGCGCATTGAAGCACCTCTTAAACCTTCACCCATAATGATTAAAGTTTTAAGCTCTTCTTTTATCTTATGACCATGCCAGTTTCTACCTGTTGCAGCACAAAATGCCCAATCCATAGCAAATAAACTTTTACCTGCACCAGACTCCCCAAAAAGAAGATTCATTGAGCCACGCTCAAGTATGCCTTTTATTAACCAATTAGGCTTCTTGATGCTTGCCATCATATCTTCAATGGTGATAAACAAACCTTCCTGTTTTACTTTTCCAAATACAATGTCACGAACTGCATCAATTCCTTTTTCTGACATCATGTCGTTAAAGTCACCATCAATGGTTGGTAATACAATATCAACTCCACATTCTTTTGCTTTACTCATGCCAATACCAGAACTGTCATTGTCTGCACAAATAACTATTTTCTTGCCAATATACTGGCTTGCAATCATTTGTGTTACTGGCTTAAGATTTCCAGCGTTAAATGCTATACATACAGCTAGTTTTGTTGCCTGGTGTAAACTATCCGCAGTTGCAAATCCTTCTGCAACTAAAAGAGTTTCCGACTCAGAAGGATCTCCTATCCAGCAATGACCTCCTGCCATCTTACCGCCAGAATGAAACCTCTTTGCTCCATCACTAAATATCGATTGTACAGACTGTATTTCTCCGTCTGCACCATATACAGGTATGATTAACTTTCCTCCAAACATACGCGCCATATTTGGACGTATGCCTTTATTGGTAAGATAATCATGGCTTACAACTGGAACAGCATTATCAAATAATACCTGCGCTTCCTTTGCAGCTATAGCATAAGCAGCATCACGTTCAGCGATTGCTTTTCGTTTTGCTTCCTCAAACTGCTGACGCATGGCTTCTTGTTCGTGTATATCTGGAACATAATCACGTTTCTCATGCCATTGGTGTTGTTCTCCACTACGCCAACAACCAAATACTGCGCCTTTGCCATCATCAAATACATGAACCCAACCTGACCTATCATTTCTTTTGCCGTTGGTTGAAAAACGAGTAACTTTACCAACTGCTATGCTAGAAGGTGGTTCATAACCTACAGCTCTGATTGCATCACATAACTCAGGCAACATTGAAATAGTCACTTAATTTTTTGACTAAATCATAGGGAATAATCTTCAATTTATTATTGGCAAACTTCCACAATACATTATATTTAATGCCAGTATTCTTTGATAGATAAGTTAAGTTTAAAGGTTGCAGTTTTTTTATGATTTCTTCTGGTGTGAACATTATTTTTTTCCCTTTGTTAAAAATTATTTTGTTTTAGGTGTTGCAATTCTAAATTATTTAAGTAAAATGTGCAACGGAATTAGAGAAAAAGATTTTTAACAAAGGAGAAAACACCATGAGCATATTAAGCTCTATAGCAAAACCAGATGATCGTTCGATCATTTGCACTATAACTGGCGATGCAGGATTGGGTAAAACCAGTTTAGCTGCCACCTTTCCAAAACCTATATTTATCAGAGCTGAAGATGGTTTACAAGCCATACCAACAGCAACAAGACCTGATGCGTTCCCTCTTCTAAGCAATGTTGATATGTTGTGGGAACAACTAACTGCATTAATCAAGGAAGATCATGATTATAAAACATTGGTTATTGATAGCGTCACTCAGCTTGATAATTTGTTCACAAATCACATTGTTGATACTGATCCTAAAAAGCCCAGAACGATTGCCCAAGCACTTGGCGGTTATGGTGCTGGCTTCCAAGCGTTGTCAAGTTTACATGGCAGAGTTCGCAAAGCTGCTGGCATACTTAATGAAGTCAAGGGTATGAATATAGTATTTATTGCTCATTCAGAAACAGAAACAATAGAATTGCCAGACCAAGATCCTTATACAAGATACAACATCCGTATGCAGAAGAAGAGCGTTTCGCATTATACAGATAATGTTGATTTATGCGGTTATCTTAAGCTAGAAACTCATACCTTTGGTGATGGAGATCGTAAAAAAGCTATATCAGATGGAACTCGCATATTAGTTACTTATGCAAGCGCTGCAAACGTATCTAAAAACCGCTATGGAATTAGCGAGGACTTATTGGTTGTAAACGGTACAAACCCACTTTTAACTTTAATACCAAGCATCGGAGCATAACAGCATGGCAAATTTCTGGACTACAAGCGACAACAAAGTAATTACTACAACTGGTGAGTTTTCTTCTGGCGGTACTATTGAAAACATTCCTGACAACACAACTTGCCTAGCATTGATTGATGAAGCTGGATGGGCAGAATATCAAGGTGATGAATACATTAGTTTACGTTGGGTAATAGCAGAACCTGCTATTTACAAAGGACGTAAAATCTTTCAAAAATTGCGCGTCAATGATATTAATACCAAAAAAGCAGATAAAGCTAAGGAAATGTTAATGGCTATAGATGCAAACTGTGGCGGTAAGTTAGCGCAGTCTGATGAAACGCCAAACGATACGGCAATGGCTAAAGCTATATTAGAAAAATTAATGTTAATCAAAATTATGATTTGGGATTTAGAAGGCAGAACTGGAAATTGGATTGCTAAAGTTGCTCCACGCAAAGGAGCATCTGCACCAGTTAAAGAAGAAGTATCTGCTGAACCAAGCATTGTTGAAATTGATTCAATCCCCTGGTAAACAACTAACGCACAAGGATGTGCATTTCTAACTACAACTATAAGAGTAAATAAAAATGGAACAACAAAGAACAGAAGCTTGGCATAAAAAAAGAAATGGTCGTGTAACTGGTAGTAATGTTGGTGCAATCTTAGGGTTATCTCCATTCATGAAACGTGAAGATGTTATGCGTAATATGGTTCGTGATTATCATGGTTATCCTAGTGAATTTACAGGTAATCCAGCGACTAATTATGGAACGTATAACGAGCCTAATGCACTTGCTGACTATGAATTAAAATTTGATAAAAAAGTAGAGCTTACTGGCTTTCATACATATGAAGATTGGCTTGGAGCATCACCAGATGGTTTGATCGATACTGACGGTTTAATTGAGATTAAATGCCCATATGGTTTTCGTGATAATAATCCACCAATGTTTAAGTCCATTGACTACCAAACGCATTACTGGCTACAGATACAAATACAACTGCTTGTAACTGGCAGACAATGGTGTCACTTCTACCAATGGTCGGCACACGGATACATGCTTGAAGAGGTTTGGTTTAATGATTTTGCGATTGAAGAATACCTGCCAAAACTAAAAGATTTTTATAATGAATATCTTGTTGAGCGTGAACTACCACAAGCACAAAAGTATCTTGAAGAGAAACGCCAACAAGTTAGGTGCGAAGGACAAGTTGATCGCTATTTAATGTTAGCAGATCAAATAAAAGAGCTTGAAGCAGAAAAGAAAAGATTGCTGGATGAAATAGTTAAACTTGCTGATGGCAAGGATAGCGATATCAATGGTCACAAACTAACTAAAGTCACCAAAGCTGGTTCTATATCTTACGCCAAAGCAGTTAAAGAACTGCTACCAGATGTTGATCTTACTGAATACGCTGGTGATCCTGTTAGTTATTGGCTTTTAAAATGAAAGTTCTTATTGCTTGTGAATACTCTGGAAGAGTTAGAGATGCTTTTACTAAACTTGGTCATGATGCAATGAGTTGCGACATTTTAGAAACTGAATCACCAGGTAAGCATTACAAAGGCGATGTGCGTGATGTTCTAGGGGAAGGGTGGGATTTAATGATTGCTCATCCACCATGTACATATATTTCAAAATGCAGGAGCAAAGCACTTGTATAAAGGAGGTCAAGGAGTTTTGAACTTAGAAAGATTTAAGCATGGGTTAGAAGCTGTCAATTTATTTAATCTATTGTGGAAAGCTGATATTGCTCAAATTTGTATAGAGAATCCAGTTCCAAGCACTGTTTATTATGAGCATGGTTTACAGAGATGCCATCAAACTATACAGCCATATGAGTATGGACACCCATTTCAAAAGAAAACTTGTTTGTGGTTGAAAGAATTGCCATTTTTAATACCAACAAACATTACTAGCGAACGCCAATGTAGCAGAGTTGCAGGAAATTGGTTTAATAAAGGTGGAAAAGATAGGCAAAAAAATAGAGCAATGACATTTCAAGGAATCGCTGACGCTATGGCTATGCAATGGGGAGTATTATGAAGCTTTGCACATATCAAAAACTGACACTGGTTAGTTATTAGAGATTAACTTAATATGGCATTAGAACATTATAAAATAATTGAAATATCATATAAAGATGCTATGGAAATT